GCAGCATCTTTTTTTACTGGTTCTGGAGTCGTTGATGTTGGGGCTTTTTGTGGCTGTTGTACGGCTTCTGGTGCCGTAGTCGGCGCTCTTTTAATGATGCCTTTCTGGTGATTTGTTGCAACCTGAATAGGTTTATCACCTGGCTCTTGTGGATTGAAGGCTTCCGATACGACTTTGGTTGCAGCATGAACATATCCTGTATTTGCAGTAGCAGCCTTCATCTTTGCTCTCATGTCCGCATCTTGCTTGTCGTTTTCTTCACTTCTTTTTTTAGCAGCATCAGAGGCGTCAGCAAGAACTTGACTACTTTCTTTTCGTTGTGTATCTGCTTTTGCAAGGAAGCTATCACCTAGGCTACCCAAACCAATAGATTTTAGGACATGACCAATAGCTTCTTCTGCATCTGCAATGATGTTCTTTGTTCCAGCCGTTAGAGTTGCTTTTGTACTTTCAAAGTAGTCTGTGAACAGATTATCTACTCTAAATTTACCGTAGTCAGAACTCAATTGTGCTACGATATCATCGTTCTTATGCTTTTCTTCAATGATCTGGCCAATCAACTTTGGAATTTTACCTAGTTTATTTTCCATGAAGTCTTTTATGAAGCCGTTTAGTTTATCGCCACCAAGGAATCCTGCAACACCACCAACGATGGTACCAATTATTGCACCTACAGGTCCCTTCAACATACCACCAATTGTTCCAAGTGTAGTAGCCTTTGAGATTGCATTTAAAGCGCCACCATTCTTGTTACCAGCTAGCATTCCAATTAAACCACCCATCAATGGGTTTGTTCCCCATTCTTTTGAATTGCTAACACCTTGGTATGCGTCGTAACCAGTAATTGCCACGGAGGCACCATACTTCAGGAAGTTACCAATTGAGAAAACATCCTTTGCTGTGTTCATCAATGAGCCAGTTTGTTTTCCTCTTTGTTGCGGCATGATCTTTGGTGTCGTTACTTTCTGCATTGCTTGTTCTTGCTTCAGGCGTACAATGTTACTCTGTGCGGAATCCTTAGCCTGCATCTGGTTACTGATGTTAAGACGATTTTCAATTTCCTTTAGACGTTCATCGATTGATATTAGATATTGAGTTTGGTTGTTTGTCGAATGAGCTAAGACTTGGGTTACCTTCTCGGAGTTGTATGCGGCTGGCGTTTCTCTTTGAACAATAGAAGCCTGAGAACCAACGACTCGTCTAGCATTTCTTCTAGATTCTGGTTCTGATGCTAATGTGGTGTCTGCAACCTTTCCAAGACCGTACTTCTTCTGGAGGCCACGGTAAAACCCCTCTAATGCATCCTTCGGAATCGAAGCAATGCCATGACCTTTGTCGATCTTGGCTGCTACTTCATCTCTGATGTTTACGTCCTTGACTGCCATATCTTCTATTTCCTATTTGCTAGTGCTTGGTTCTTTTGTCGTTCGACTTCTTCTTCAATGTGAGCCATCAATAATTGAACATATACATCTAGCTCCCACGGCATCATTGATTCAATCTCAGATAGTGAATATTTGTGGTGTTGCATCATCGCAAAGTTTGTGAGATAGTAATTTCGCAAACTGTCATTACAAAAGCTTATCCAAAAAAATCTTGGATTCCCTCCAATGTTATTTCTTCTTGGTAACCACATTTGCCACATTTAAATGATGACTTTCCGACAATCTTTGGTGCTGTGTCGAAGAAAGACATGATCTTCTTCAAGTCGCCCTCTGATAGCTTTTCAAACCATTTGATAATATCTTCTTTCTTTTCGTCTTTGGTATAATGAATTCGTTCTGCATCATAGACATATTCAACGCATTCTGCTACGATATCAAAGACTTCGGTTTCAGACGGATTATCCTTTGTTAGAATCTGTGCCATTGCATATGTCGGATATCTCATACCAACACCGATATTGTCCGACAGCGGAATTTTGTTTGTATGCCCAGGCTTTGTTTCTACCTTCACATCTAACATGTTGAATGCAACCTTGGTTATACCACCACAAGGCTTCTCATTTACCAGATTCTTACACTCGAATTCCAAATCCTGAACCTCACCAGCAGAGCGAGCCCTTAGATGAATAAACAAATATTCAATGTCAATTATAGGCATGTTGTCCACATCAATATCATGCGGGCTCACGATGCAATTTTTTATGACCTGTTTGATCTGGTTTATCACATCCTTCGCATCATCAGATTCCTTTACTAGCAGAAACAATTTCTTTTCTGCGACAGTGAAAGGGTGATACTTGATTGTCTTGTTGCTTGAAGGTAACTTCAATTCATATATCGGAACTGCTACATTAGGTAACATAGTGTATTATTAACCTCCTCCTAAAAATTTATTGATAGAATTTGTACCAGATGAAATCAATGCGTTTGAAATTGGGTCCTTCGTCTGGCTCTTGTTGCCAATAATAGAAACACCAGCCCTTAACAATTGTGACGTTGACATTCCAGCAACAGCCAAGAACTTCCCTCCACCTGGAATAGATGGCAGCATATTGAAGAAGAAATCTGTCAGAACAGAATGTGTCTTTGCTCCCGGATCGGATGGAATTGGTGCACTGATATCTGGCTCTGAATATGAAACTGTCTCCCATGACCTATATGCAAAGGAAACTGACAATCTCATGTTTTCCTGATCCTGCCAAGAAAGTTGAATCGGCATCATTGCGACTGGCCAGCATTCATGGAAAACAACACCGTAGATTGGTTGGTTGTTCATTGCATAGATCGTGATCTGTAAATCAGTCACGAAATTGTCATAGTATTCATACAGGTTGTTTGGGTCTCTCATCAAATACATCCAATAGTCAAAGAAATATTTCTCAACCATGTCTGCTGAAACCATGAATGACAAATTCAAATCCTGATAGATGATCTGATTTGGCATTCGCATGATTGGCGCGTATGTCTTCACATCCGATGTTGTGAATGTATAACCTGGCAATTCAGCCATATCAGTTCTCATCATCAGGTGTTGTTGATCCGAGACTGTAGCAATGCTCTTATGATCTGAGAGACCACCAGCATCAATCAATTCCTGCATCATTGGTGGTGGAACAAATGAACAATAAAATCGATTGTTCCATGCGACACCGTAACTCTGGATATCAACTAGGAAATCCTTCATCAACGACTGAGAATTATTCTGTGCGCCAGTTGGTCCACTCTGTCCTAGTAATCCACTGAATTGGTGTGTCAAACCGCCAACGACTCCATTGATTCCCGATGACAATGCTCCCGCAGCAGCAGAGGGAAGGCCAGAAAGACCACCGAGAGCCGATGACACGGACGATCCAATACCATTCTGTATTACGCCAGATGCGGCTGAGACAGCCCCGGAAACTGATGGAACAAACGAGAAAATTGAGGTCATGCTTTACCTTCCCAAATGTCTTCTGCTTTCGCACCGACGAATTGTTGAACTGGTAGAAAAATGGCAATCTCCCATTCCTTTGGTTCGACCTTAATGAATTGGGATTTTACATGAGAGTATAGGTATTTCTTGATGCAGGGCTTTACTTCCCTAAACTTAGTCGATTCTCTAATCAAGTCATATGTTATTTGGAATCGACTAGATTCATCCAAGTATTTATTCCCTGAGACCGCAGCTAGCTTGTCTAATAGGATTGCTCGTTCTTGGTAACCGAGGTAGTGGAGGTTCAGACCTAGAAAGGAATCGGGATAGAAGTCAATTGGAATTACGAGAGGAAATTTATCCCAATATGGCAATTCATCTTTTAGCTTTGCATCGTATCTGAAGAAGAACATGTTTCCAACCATTGAGACTGGTGTATCTGGCTCGCCTTTCAACAACGAAGATGGCGTAACCTTGTATTGCTTCAAAACATCGAAGAACCAGGCTCTTGCAGCAACCGATTTCGGTTTCAAGCCCGATTTGTAATATTCTTTTGTCAGTATGTCAAGTAGTGGCAAAGCATTGTCCTTTAATTCGGCAGTAGTGCGTGTATTTATACTATTGCCAGTTATTTGGGGTTCGGTTTACTATATAAATAGAGTGTAGAGTTTCTTCGAGTGACCTTAAAGAACCCTTATCCCCGCCCTACCCCGAGTGCAGAGTTACACATCCAGAAAACACCTACTTCTTCTTGTTGGTTTTACCAGATTCTCCATAGTTAATTCCCATATCAACCTCAGTCACGACTTGAAATTTCCAACCACGATCCTCACAGAATGCAGTCGCAGCCTGGAACTTAGCATCATTCACACCCCATCTCGCAACCTCACGAATGTAATACCTCATTAGCTTATTTCCTCGCTTTGGGGCATTTTCTTCATTTAATGCATTTTCCTTCTCCATTTTAATTTCAATGACCAGTGTCTCTATTTTGCCATCTGGTTTCTGGATTTTGCACCAAATGTCCGGGAAATAGCGATGAATCTCTCCGTCCAATGGGCTTCTATATGGTATTGAAAACTCCTCGGATGCCCATTCTAGGACATTCGGATTGCTGTCCATTCTTTGCATGAATTCCAACTCAAGGCGAGACCGATAGATGATCTTGGTTGGGTCACCTTTCTTGTACTTTTCCGGGTTCTTTGGTTTGAATTTGCCTCTTTGTGCCATATTCTAGAGATAAATAGTTTGTAGTTATATGTGTGTGTGTATGTCCTAGTGCTATTTATCCACATCAATAAAGAAGAAAAATGCCAACCTCAACCTTCAAGCTAACAAACAGAACCCCGCTTCCAACAAACGCTGATATCTCAGTCGCTAGCCAAACAGAAGATGGTCTTGAAATTCTTCAATATCCATCAGACTTGCTACGAGACAAAGTGCCGGTTGTTGGTAATACAATAGATGCGGTCGTGCCATTCATTTCCTTCTATATCATGGTTCCACAGAAAGCCCAAGCAATAAAAGACAATCTAGCACTAGACGACGACACTTCAAAAAACGTCATTGCACTAAGAGGCTTGCAATATGCTTCTGAGGTCAACAAGGAATTGACTATCAAGGCTGGGGAAGCTTTTTCGACTGGCTTGAACGATGGAAAGGACAGACTCAGAATCCAAAGAAAAGTTCAAGTCCTGAAGAAATTGATCTGCCTTCACATGCCGGATACAGTAAACCATGACTTGAGTGCAGAATACAGCACACTTTCCATTGGAAAAGATTTGGTTAAGGTTGGTTCTGTTATTGATGCAGTCAAGCATGGAATCAAGATGGACATGGACAAGCTAGGCTCTGATATTGTCAATTTTGGCGCTGCATTTGCAGACGAAAGCGGTCTTGCTGGTGTTGCAGGAACATTAGCCAAATATGTCCAAGCCGGTCAGGGCGTTGCAGTAAACCCGCTTTCTGAGGTGTTCTTTGAGAACATGCAATTCAGGCAATTCAATTTCGATTTTAAGATGCAACCTAGAAATGCAGCAGAAGCACAAGAAATCCTAGACATAATAAAGACATTCAGAATGTACATGGTTCCAGAGATTTCGTCTGACAACGTTGCTGGCATTTTCTTCACTGTTCCGGGATTCTTCCAGATCAAGTATTATATCCAAGACCAGGATGGTGTTCGCGAAAACGACAGGATTCCTAGAATTTCTGGTTGTGCATTGACTGGTGTTCAAACTGACTGGGCTCCGGATGGATTGTCACTTCACAAGGATGGAATGCCAAATGCAGTTAGAATTCAATTGAACTTCACTGAGCTAGAAATCATGCACAGAGACAGAATCAAGGACGGATACTAAAAACTATCATGGGTAAATATTTTGACAAAATGCCAAAAGTCTATTACAGCCTGGACGATAATAGACAAAATCCACAGGTTGTTACTGACGTTACGTTTTCAGTCAGATTGCTAGAACAATATGCAACCGACACCAAATTCTTCTATACGACAATAGTCAAGGATGGTTTGAAACCAGAGGATGTTGCTTTTATTGTCTATGGAGATGTTCAGTTGCATTGGGTCATTCTACAATTCAATAAGATCATAAATCCAAGATTCGAATGGCCGTTATCTAGTATCAATCTAGACAAATACATAATAGACAAATATGGTTCTATTGGCAATGCAGAATCGGGTGTTCATACTTATCTAAAAAAATTAACATATGTTTCGTCTACTTCGGATACACCATATGTCAGAAACATTGAGATTGGCGCAGCGGAATATGCTAATGTAGCTATTGATCTAGCTGGACAAGACTATTCTTTGTCTAACGGCGAAACAGTCACAATCCTAACTGACAGAGATACAATATCATTCTATGATTGGGAAGTCTCAGAGAATGAAAAGAAACGAGAAATAAGATTGTTGCAGAATCAGTATGTCGATGCGATTAGAGTTTCATTCAATAATCTAACAAAGGTGTCATAAGATAATGGCAGTAACACAAAAAGTCCTCCAGAGTGCGACTGGTGTTTCTATTGATAGATTCGTCGTGATTGCTGGCACAAGAAACAGCATTGGCTTGGAACTACAGATGTTGGAGATGAACATCTTTGAGGATATCTTTTCGCCATCAATGTCGGCTACTGTCCTTGTTCAAGATACATTCAACCTAATCGAAAAAATCCCAATTTGTGGTCAAGAGTGGGTCTTCATTAGAATTTCAAAACCTGGATTTGAAGCAGAAGATGGCAATGATCTTAGCTTTTCCTTCCTGATGCGAATCTATAAGATTGAAAAGGTAAATCACGAATCTCCTCTTAAACAAACCTATTTGATGCATTTGATTAAGGAAGACGCCGTTTTCTCCGCTCAAGACAGGGTCAATAAGTCATACAAGACAACAAAGCCTGAAGTTGCAATCAAGGACATATTCAAGAACAATTTCTTTTATGATGATGAAGATTCGTTCTTGCAATCGTTCGCAACATGGCCTATGAAATCATCAAATTATGCGTTTTCATTTCAAATACCAAACTTGAAGCCATTTGAAGCAATTCAGTTTCTATCTTCAATGGCTAGGAATAAGAACAACATAAATGACTATATCTTCTTTGAAAACAATAGAGGTTATGTATTCGATAGTCTCTCAGAGATGTTTGTTGCAGACCCAATTCTAACCATCGAATATAGGGTAAAGAACATCGTGACAGATACGGTTGATTCTACTGACCCATATGTTAACTCTCTGTCACCATTGGGTATTCAAAATGATGTTCTGTTTGATTACTTAAAGAGTCTAGACCATGGAGAATTGGGTGTGCAAGCAGACTCTTTCCAGTTGCATAATCAAACATTCATGTCAAATTCTATTTCATATGATACTTTCTTTAGCAAGTACAAGAAAGATTTTAAGCTAAACAAATTCAGCAAGATACCAGACAATGATTGGCGTGAATTGATCACAAGTCAAGATGCAAGCCGTATTCCATACTATAGGGTATTTTCTGTTATTCCGAAGAAGAATGCAGGTCTATTTACTGATTTCTCTGAGGAAGCAATCGCAACTAGGGTTATGCAATTCTCGTCAATAACAAATCAGAAGATCAGGCTTCATATGCCAGGAACTCCACTAATGAAGGCTGGTGCAACGATTCAACTTCAATATCCTGCAATCGAATCTAAATCTACTTCAGACAATGCAGAGGAATTGTTAGATGATTACCTAGCAGCAAAATACTTGATCCTATCTGTGCGTCATGTAATAACACAGAAGGAATGGCATTCCTATGCAGAAATTTCCAAGGACACACTTCCTAAGAAACTACCTATGGAATTCGCCTCAAACTTTACACTAGAAGGTCTATAAGATGGAAAATTTCTTCTTTGGAAAAGCTGGATTGATTCCTTGGATTGGGATCGTAGAAAGACGAAATAGCGATGATCTAAGGATTGGTCGCTGTAAGGTCAGGGCTTTCTTTCACCACAGCGGTGACACATCAGAAATGTCAACGGATTCGCTTCCCGATGCATATCCACTAGAACCATTGACAGGAACATTCTGGGCAACAGCGAAGGAAGGTGATACTGTTTTTGGTTATTTCTTGGACGAAAAGAAACAATCAATGCTAATTGTTGGAAAATTGCCTGTTGCTCTCCAAAATGAAGTCAATCATCCAGA